TGATCAAGGCGGCCACGCCGTTTTATCAGATGTTCGGCAAGGCCGAGGTTCGCCTGTTACAGAACGTCGACGATCAAAGTAAATTTGTGCAGGAGATCGAATATGAGGCGAACGAAGACTGGGAGTTAAGCCGCCAGCGCATCGCCAGCGATCCGCGCATGCAAGTTTATTTGCAAACCTGGCGCAATCTGTTTCCCGGCGCGCTCGAGATCGACGTTTATCAGGAGGTGTAAGGGCGGACAGGCGGTGACCCGCGAGGAGACCGGACGACCGATCATTCCGCCGCTTGCGCGCAGGGCATACGATTTGAATTCGATATTTGCGGCAGTTCGAGCCGGACAATCTGACCTGGATTGCCCTTTATGAACGCCAGTTCGGCGCCAAGATCTTGAGCAATGCCGCGCATCAGCCTTGCACCTGAACCGATTGTTTGTGGTGCAGCAGCATCACAGTCCAAAGACGTTCCCGCACCGTCATCGATGATTTCGACGAGCAGGCTCGCCGTGGCCGCCCGCTTGCAGTTGATCCAAATGGTTCCCGACTCGTCCATCGGATGGGCGTGCTTTATGGAATTGACCAGCGCCTCGCCGACGAACAGGCCGATGGCGGCCGCCTGTTTGGCAGAGACGGTGGCCTGCTCGCCAAAACTGCACACAATTTTCGTGTGCTCGGCATCGGTGAGCGAGCAGGTAACCGCATCGACGATCTCGCGCAGATAAGTGCAGAGCTCCACCGTGCCGCCATGGGCGGTATTCATCAGCAGCCGATGCAGGCGCCCCACCGCATCTATACGCAACGACATTTGCTGCAACAGACGCCGGGCATAGCCGGCATTGGGTTGCGCCTTTGTTGCGAGCTTCAAAAGTTCGGAGCGTATCAGGCCGGCGATGATCGCCAGATTGTTCGCGATGCGATGATGCGCTTCGACGACCGGGTCGGAAACAGGGATGGTCTCTGCGCTATCGATCAAATGCCCCAGCATGACTGAGCCCTCACCAGTCTGCGCCCGATATAAATTATTAACGTATCAGTCGCGTGAGTTTGATTTGGATCAAACGCGACGATTCTTTTGCGCAAAATGCTGCGGCGCGAAGTGCTATTTGAAACGCGTGAGGCCGCAAATGCTGCGGCGCGAAGTGCCGTTGAAACGACAAGACCGCGCATCGCCGGCGGCCCGCGCCGCCAGCTCCTTTATCAAGGTTAGAGCCGGCTATCTGATGGTTGATGAAAGCTGCCGGATAGTCGAATGCGAGCCGGCAGTGTCCGCGCTATCCAATGTCGAAGGCGACCCGCAGCTTCCAATGTGACAAAGCGGGCAACGAAGTTTGATTTTTATCAAATACACGAGCCTTGTGTGTTGATTGAGTCCGGCTTGGCGCTCCGGTTAATTGGTCCCCAACCCCGGTCAGCGCTAGTGGCCCCGGACATCCCCATCCCCCGAACCCCCTGTCCGGGGCCACGCGCGCTACAGCTTCCGACCACTGTGCCGTTTGATTGATTGGTCGCCGCTGCAAGCCGGACCATGCAAATCGAATGTCATGGCCAAATTGTGCGCGGCACTAGGCCAAATTCCGGCCGTACCCAATTATCCGAGATCAGCTGGCTCAACTGCGCGGCGGTGTCTTTGTCAACATCGGCGGCGGCGAAGACTGTGCCGTGGGCGGCGCCGGAGAACAGCTCGTTGAGGCAGCTCATCGGCAAGTTCTGGCTGAACGATTCTCGCGGTCTCGATTCGTCGTTTTGGCTTTTTCGACGGTTGATGAATGTAAACGGCTCGGGCCGTTAACAGGGAAATTTACAGGGAAAACGCGAGCGCAAGTTGGAAAAAATCGGCTCGACCTGTGATTAGTGCAGCATTTACCGACTTTTCTTGAACTTTTGGCGGGCGAGAATTAACAGGGAAGATTTTTGCCATAACAGGGAAGTACGTTCGAATAACAGGGAAAAGCCTAAATAACAGGGAAAGCAATTCAAGCTTTCTCGAACTCTCTCCACCGCGCGGGCTTCGCTCGCGATATTCCTAACAAGCTGCCAACGAAAAGCGGCCATGCTCCTGGCGGTGCGCGGCATTTAGACAGGGAAAACGATGACCAAAACCAAGACGAAAAGGGCCAGCGAGGTCGAGCCAAAAATAAGGGCCACAACCGCGGTCGAGCCAGAGCCAGAGATAAAGGTGATAACGGAGCTCGAGCCAAAGATTGGGCGCGGCAATCCGCCAAAGCGCACCCAATTTCCCAAAGGTACCTCGGGCAATCTCCGGGGCAGACCCAGGGGCAGTAAAAATCTTAGGACCCTGGTGTTGGAAGCGGCCAAGCAGCCGACCACGCTTGAGATCGACGGGAAACAACGAAGGATTTCGAACCTTCAAGCTACTACGTTGCAACTCGCCAACAAGGCGGCAAAAGGCGATCCAAAGTCGATGGCGGCGTTCCTCGATTGGGTTGATGAGATCCAAACCCAGGCCGCAAGGGAAAAGCCCGCCGAATTTCCTCTGGGCGAACACGATATCGAAGTTCTTCGGGCGGCCTATGACCGGCTGAAACAATGCGATGCGGACACGACCAGGGAATCCGAGGCATGACCGTCTCGCCGGCTGACATGTATGCCCATGTGCTGAGGCACGATCTCTGCGCGTTCATCCATCGCTCATTTCTAGAACTCAATCCGCAAACGCGGTTTCAGTCGAACTGGCACATTGAACTCATCGCATCAAAACTGGAGGATGTCCGGTACGGCCGCTGCAAGCGGCTCATTGTCAACGTGCCGCCGCGGCACCTTAAGTCGCACGCCATCTCGGTTGCATTTCCGGCCTGGCTGCTAGGACACGAGCCCAGCAAGCAGATCCTGTCGGTGACTTATGCGCAGGATCTCTCTGAAACGCTGGCGCGAAACTGCCGCAGCGTGATCACCAGCCCGTTTTATCAGGCGCTTTTTGAGACCCGGTTGTCTAGGGAAGCTGTTGCGGACTTTGCGACGACGGAAGGCGGCTTCCGGTTTTCCACCTCGGTTGAAGGCGTGCTGACGGGTCGCGGCGCAGATCTCATTATCATCGACGGTCCGCTCAAGGCCGATGATGCTCTATCTGAGACGCGGCGCCGCGCGGTGAACGACTGGTTTGCCAATACGCTGCTCAGCCGACTCAACAATCGGGAAGCAGGCGCAATCATTATTGTCATGCAGCGGCTGCACGCCGACGATCTGGTGGCCTTCGTTCAGGAAAAAGCCCAATGGGATGTGTTGGCATTTCCGGCGATTGCAGAACAAGATGAGAGCTACAGCTTTGTGACGCCCTATGGACACCGGCATGCGCAAAGAAAAGCCGGCGACGTTCTGCAACCGGCCCTGGTCTCACGCGAGTCGTTGGACGAACAGCGGCGCGGGATGAATGATTACAATTTCTTTGCGCAATACCAACAAAATCCTCAGCCGCCCTCTGGTATCATCGTTAAACGGGAATGGCTGAAATACTACCGTCCGGACGAAAAGCCGGAGCGGTTCGATCAAGTACTGCAAAGTTGGGATACGGCGAACAAGGATAGTGAGCTCGCCAATTTTAGCGTTTGCACGACCTGGGGGATCAAGGATCGATTGCTCTTTCTCCTCGACGTGTTCCGCAAAAAATTGGAATTTCCCGATCTGAAGCGCGCTATTGTCGAGCGTGCAAAGTCTTATCGCGCCAACGTCGTGCTCATCGAAGACATGGCGTCAGGCACAGCTTTGCTCCAAGAGCTGCGGGCCGATAACTTCTCGTCCGTCCAAGCGGCACCGGATCTTAAGGGTGACAAGGTCATGCGGTTGCGCGCGCAAACTGCAAAAATCGAAAATGGTTCTGTTTTGTTTCCGAATGACGCGCCTTGGCTTAATGCCTATTTGAGCGAACTGCTCGGCTTTCCAACCGCGAAGAATGATGACCAGGTCGATTCCACGGTGTTCGCGCTTTCGTGGATCACCGAACATCCGGAACCGGGTATTCTGACGGTTTACAGACAAGAGGCTGCGCAGCTCTCAACGACGCAATCTGGAAGGATTTCTCTACGTTTTCCAGGCCAGACTACGCACTATTACTCGATCACCGGGAAAGTCTATCTCATCCCGCCGAACCGCATAGTAGAAGTGACTCAGGAAGAATTAGTAGGAGCTCTTCAGAGCGGGGCCGAGAGGGTGTGACTGGTCCGGACACCCCATGGCTTCGTGTTTGAGTTTTCCCTTAACGCTCTAGATCTGGTTTCTTTTTTATTTTCGCTGCTATTTCAACCATTCTCCGAATTGCTTCAGCCCTAGACGGCAAATCGGTTTGGGCACGACGCCAATCATCTACAGTCCGCAAAAACGCCTCCGAGACTCGCATCTGAAAGGGGCGATCTTGGGCACGTCCTTTCGGCCGGCCGCGCGGTCTATTTTTGGTCATCTTGGTATTTAGTGTATTGACATTTAATGCCGCATCAGTTACCTAGGATCATGCAGGCCGACCCCTCGGCCTACTCGAAGCCACGGAGGCGACCCATGGCCCAGGCTGATTCCGTTCCTACCCCAAATCACGTCCTGAACCCAGACAAGCCAGCGCAGCAATCCACGACCAACCCACGCCGGATCAGGATAAAGCCCGCTGATCGGCGTTACTTTGTTGGCGGCTCCGACGCCCGGATCATCATGGGCGATGATGAGGCCGCCCTGCTCCGCCTATGGCGGGAGAAACGTGGCGAAATCGAACCGGAAGACCTGTCGGGCAATCTCGTAGTTCAGCTTGGTGTTGCGACCGAGGAGCTGAACCGGCGGTGGTATCGGGCCAATACCGGACAGGTGGTCGTCGATATTCAGAAGCGGGTCCGACATCCGGCATTGCGCTGGATGGCGGCCACACTCGACGGCCGGGTCGAGGCGACCGGGGCGGTTTTTGAAGCCAAGTTCATGCTGCCGTGGTCATTCTCGGAAGAAGCCGCGGCCGAGAAATACATGCCGCAGCTGCAGCACAACATGTGGGTGGTTCGCGGCCCGAAGTGCCGTTCTCTCGGTGATCACCGGCGGCGGTAAATGGGTCGAGATCGCTACCCATGCCGATCCGCTCTACCAACATCTGATTGTTACTGCTGAGCGCAAGTTCTGGCGCTGTGTCGAAAGCGGCGAGCCGCCTCGCTTGTTTGGCGTCGAGCCACCCAAGCCGAGAATTGAAGCGGTTCGGATTGTTGATATGAGCGCTTCGAATTCCTGGGCGGAATTTGCCGGCCTGTTCCGCACTACGCGGCAAGCGTTTTTGGACCATGAGCGCTCCAAGACAGAGCTGAAAGCACTAATGCCGGATGATGCCAAGGAGGCGATCGGCCACGGCGTCCGCGCCAAGCGCTCAAAGTCAGGAGCGGTCAGCTTCGACCTCCTCGAGGCGGAGAGGGGCCATGCAGCGGTCTAGTGAGACGATTGGCACCATCGCTGCAGCTCTGGCCAAGGCGCAGGCGCAACTAGTCAATCCGGAAAAATCGCTAGTTGGGACAATTCGGTCTGATCAAGTCAGTGGACCGGAACGGTCATTTCGTTATGCACCGCTCTCTAGTGGGCTGGATATCGTGCGCAAGACCCTAAGCCAGCATGAGATCGCGACAGTACAGACTACCTCGATCGATGAGACCGCCGGCATAGTCCGGCTGAGTACAGTCCTTGCCCACGCCTCGGGAGAATGGATCGCGTCGGATTGGCCAGTATGCGCAATCAGCGAGACAGCCGCTCCGCATCGCATGGGCGCGGCGCTGACCTATGCCCGGCGTTATGCGCTGTTCACACTGGTCGGTATTGCCGGCGAGGATGACGTCGATGCTCCAGACCTCCTGTCACCCGTAGCGCCGGAAACCAAACTTGGAGGCCCTATAGACCAGAAACATGAACGCCTAAACGGGGGCCAAGGACACGCAAAGGTACGAGAAACTTCAGCTAGTCCCCGCGCCAAGTCAAACGCAACTTCCACAGGACAGACGCTTGTGTCCGAAGCATCCGCGGCTCTGCGTGAGCAACTGACCGCCGAACTAAAGGACATTAGTTCGGATGACGAGGCCGCAAATTGGGCACATCGGGTTATGGGTGCTAAAAACCGTTTGACGGTAGGCGATGCTGAACACGTGGAACGGGCGTTCCAAGAACGACTGGTGAGCATCACCAACCAGGCTGCAGCACCCTCGATACCCAACGCTGAACGGCCATTGCGCCGTCCAGGTCGCAAGGACCGGCGGCGCCGATCTGCGATCGACAAAAGTTGTATTGGCGTTACCGGCGCCACGTCGCGTTCGCGATCGGGAGCACGTGAAATCCGTCGCCAAGCAGCCGTGTTTGGTTTGTGGTCGTCGACCCGCCGATGCTCACCATCTGCGCTTTGTACAGTCGCCGGCACTTGGCCGGAAAGTCAGCGACGAGTTTACGGTTCCGCTGTGCCGGGGGACATCACCGCGAGGTGCATCGCTGCGGAACCGAAAA